GAGGCGACGGTGCGGGTCTGGATGCGGTATCGCCGTGATGTATCGGCAGCATCCCGCATTCTGGTGAAGACGGGACCGTTTAAAGGGTTAACCCTGAATGTAGTTGGGCCACCGATACCTGATGCTAAAGGTGTTCTGCTTGAGGTTCTCTGTAAGTTGGGGGTGGAAAAGTGATCGGCATTAATCTCGATTTTTCCGGTCTTAATGAGATAGCCAAAGACCTGGAGGCTCTTAGCCGAGCAGAAAATAATAAAGTCCTTCGTGATGCAACCAGAGCTGGTGCAGAAGTACTGAAGGAAGAGGTGATCGCCAGAGCGCCGGTACGCACAGGTAAACTGAAAAAAAATGTGGTTGTGGTTACCCAGAAGAGCCGACGACGAGGCGATATTTCTTCTGGCGTTCACATTCGTGGTGTTAATCCCAATACGGGTAACAGCGACAATACAATGAAGGCCAACAACCCGCGCAATGCCTTTTACTGGCGTTTTGTGGAGATGGGCACTGCAAACATGCCACCACATCCTTTTATCAGACCTGCCTTTGATGTTCGGCAGGAGCAAGCAACGGAAGTGGCTATGAAGCGAATGAATCAGGCTATTGATGAGGCATTAAGCAAATGACGGAAGATGATCTCTATCCATTACTTGCAACGCTTGCTGGTGGGCAGGTTTATCCCTATGTCGCGCCGCTCGGCAAAGACGGTAAGCCGTCAATTTCACCACCCTGGGTTATTTTTTCCATTATCTCTGATGTTTCTGCTGACGTTCTGTGTGGTCAGGCAGAATCAGGTATCTCTGTTCAGGTTGACGTGTACTCCAGCAAGGTGAAGGAAGCACGAGAAATACGGGATATGGCGCTTGAGGCCATTAAGATTCTTAAGCCAGAAAGTGTAATCAGAACGCCTGGATATGAGCCGGAGCTTCGCTACCACCGGGCAACACTGGAATTTCAGGTTACCGTTTAATCCCACCACCAACATCAGGCCGCTTATGCGGTCTTTTTTTATCTGGAGAAATCATGACCAGTAAGTATGAAGTCACTAAGGGGATGACATTTGCCGTCTCCGCCGCGCCAGTCTCTGCCGAAGATTTCAATTCCGCTACTTTCCCGGCAGCCGGTGTTACATGGCTGGAAGCAGCTTGTGCAACGAAGGAAATCACCTATACCGGTGGTCAGAAAGGCGATATCGACGTTACCACACTGTGCTCGCTTGAGCAGGAGCAAACCAACGGACTTGCCGCCCCTGCTGAAATGAGCATTAATCGTAACTGGGTTGGTGATGAAGAGGCGCAGGAAGCACTTCAGACCGCTTATGAAAATGACGAACTTCGGGCCCTTCGTGTCAAGTTCCCATCAGGCAACGGTTTTTATGTGCTGGTAGAAGTTCGCCAGAGCTCATGGTCGGCTTCAACTTCTTCAGTTGTCGGTGCTACCTATTCGCTGAGGGTCCGTGGCAAACCAAAACGTATTTCTGCGTCTGGCTCCTGAGCGGCTTCGGCCGCTTTTTTATTTCCCCCAGTAATAAGAGAAGATTGAAATGGATCAAAGGACATCACTGAACTCACTCCGCAACATGGCGCTTACTGCATCGAAAGCCTACAGAACAAAACCTGGCGTTTCGGTTCCCGAATGGGATGGTGTGAAAGTCACACTACGCGAACCATCTGGCGATGCCTGGGTAAAATTTCGGGAAATCGTGAACCCTCAGATCCCCGAAGGGGAAGAACCACCTCAACTGACCGAATCGCAGAAGTTTTTGCGAAACAAAGAAGCTGATGTCGTCCTGTTTATTGACGTTCTATTAGATGAGAACGGAGAGCGGGTTTTCACTGACGACGATCTGGAACAGGTTTCTAAAATTTACGGGCCAGTTCATACACGCCTGCTTGGCCAGGCGCTCGGGCTTGGGATGAGCCAGGAAGAAGCGGGAAAGCCGTAAAGCAGCCGCTGACCTTCTTCCTGATGTCGCTTGCGCTCCGGTTGGGGCGCACGCTTCATGAGCTGCGCCAGACCATTACAGCCAGCGAACTCAAAATGTGGATAGAGTTTGACCGCATCAGCCCTATTGGCGACTGGAGAACGGATATCCAGGCGGCGCAAATATCCGTTGCGATGCTTAATTCTCAGGGTGGGAAATTCACTATTCCTGACGTGATGCTGAAGTGGGGAGAGCAGGAGGAAGGCTCTGAAGTTTCTGAGCTTGAAGAATGGATTTCCAGTCTTTGACGCCCGCGGCTGCGGGCTTTTTTATGGGTGAAATATGGCAACGCTGCGCGAGCTGATAATCAAAATTTCCGCGAACTCTTCTTCTTTCCAGTCAGAGATCAGTCGGGCATCCAGGATGGGAACGGATTACTACCGCACTATGGAGCAGGGCGGGAAAAAGGCCGCAGCGGCCACGCGCGAAACTCAGCGCTCCCTTGCGGATCTGAACTCTCAACTTGCAACAGTTAAGTCGTCTGCTGCTGGTCTGATCGGAACTTGGGCGGGTGTTTTTGCAACGCATCAACTCATTGCTTATGCGGATACATGGAATCAGTTGAATGGTCGCCTTCGTCTGGCGTCCTCTTCTAGTGAGGATTACGCTGAGTCACAGCGGGTTTTGATGCAGCTCAGCCAGCGCACCGGGACATCGCTTGAAGCGAACAGTAACCTTTACAGCCGTATCGCTCAGTCGCTCCGGGATGCCGGTTATGCTTCATCAGACGTAGCAAAGGTGACGGAAACTGTTGCAACTTCACTGAAGTTATCTGGAGCCAGCACTGAGGAGGCCAGCTCTGTTATTACTCAGCTTAGTCAGGCTCTTGGTTCTGGTGTGCTGCGAGGGGAGGAGTTTAACGCCATTATGGAAAGTGGCGGAAGACTGGCCAAACTTCTTGCTGATGGTCTTGGTACGACTGTCGGCGGTTTGCGAAATATGGCAAACAACGGAGAACTGACCACAGATAAGATCATCCCACTACTGACTAATGTTGAAATTCTCCGCAAAGAATTCGACACCCTTCCGGCCTCAATAAGTGGTTCGTCGCAAAAAGTACAAAACGCCTTTCTTGCCTGGGTTGGTGGGGCGAATGATGCTGTTGGTGCATCTTCCGCGCTTTCCGGTGTACTGGATGGTCTGGCGAACAATATAGATGATGTGGCAAATACGGCTGGGCTTCTTGTAGGTGTTGGTCTTGCCCGTTACTTTGGCAATATGGTAGGCAGCATTGGCCTGTCAACGCGCGCAGTAATTGCGAATACATCTGCAGAAGTGGCCCTGGCACAGGCTCAGGTTCGAGGCGCGCAGGTTAGTGTTGCTGCTGGACGTCAGGCAGTTTACCGAGCTCAGCAGGCGCGGGCGGCAGCAACCAGTCTTGAAGCACAAATTTTGGCAGAGCGTAATCTGGCAGCAGCGCAGGCTTCGCTGAATACCGCCCTTGCTGGCAGGTCATCAGCAGTTAATAACCTCACCAGTACAGCTTCGGTTATGTCACGTCTTGGTAGTGGAGTGCTGGGTATTCTTGGCGGCTGGCCTGGCGTTATTATTGGTGCCGGTGCGGCCATGTATGGCCTGTATCAGCACACCCAGCAGGTTCACCGTGAAGCAGTGGGCTTTGCCAACAATCTCGACGAGATAAACACCAAACTACAGCAAATGTCAGTGCTGGGGCTTCGCTCGACAGCCGCTGATGCCCGTACATCACTACAGGCTCAAAAGCAGGATTTAGCTGATCTCGATTCTCAGATTGCAAAAGTAAAGGATAGCCTGAAAGCGGTTGACCAAATCCAGCAGGATTACAATCGTCACCCAACGTTGACCCTGATTAATACCTTCATGGATCAGGCCGACATCACGGCAAAAAATGTTGAGTTAACTGATAAGCTGAACCAGCTTGAGTATCAGCGTGAACAGGCTGCCTCAAAGGTTGAACAAACACAGAAGTTGGTGAACGAAGCCAGCGACATGGCAACGCAAAAGGCTATCGAACAGGCAGGTGCCGTCTCAATTTTGAAAGGTGCGTATGACCTGCTTAACCGCTCAATGTCAGCGACCGCAGGCGCGAAGCCTCCACAGTATGCCGGTCCTGTTGTTTCATTGGCGAACGCAACACCTCAGCAGCAAACCGCACTGGAGCGCTCACGCCGCGATAATGAGTTGGCCAGCTTAAGTGGTTTAGAGAAACTCCATCAGCAGCACGTCTACGAAGCTGAAGATCTGAAGCTGACTGGAGCGCTTTATACCAAGTACATCTACAACAAGGATCAGGCTGCCAAAAAGGATGCAGCAGCATCTGAGGCAAAAAAAACCTCTACCGCTGCATCGAATGCGCAGAGTAAAGCCGAGCGCGAAGCTGCAAGCACTGCCGAACAGTATTCCCGCAAGATGGCAGACCTCAGCGTTGCTATTGATGTGCAGCGAGTACGGGCAACTGAGGGTGAAAAAGCCTCAGAGCTTTATGCCGCTTCGCATCAGGCCGGTACTAAATGGACTGATGAACAACGACGCGCGATTCAGGCGTCATCAGCAGAGCTGGCAAAGTGGAATCAACTGGCTGATGAAAACGTCCGCAAACAGCGTGAGCAGGCCGATGCCCTGAAGGATTTGACTGAAGCGGCCAGAAAGTTCAGGGATGAAGCAACCCTGACGACTGAAACCGCAGGCATGAGTGATCGCCAGCGCAGCCGGTTCGACGAGATGCAACAGATTGACCGCGTTTTTGCTAAAACGGACGGCGGCACCGAAGCCATAGCACAGCGCGCCGCTGCCCTTGATGCTCTGGATAAGAAATACAAGGCTATAGCCGCAGCTGAAGCGGATTGGATGTCAGGAGTATCACGCGGCTATGCCAACTGGTTCGATGAAATCAGTAACGTATCCGGTACGGTTTCTGACGGGGTGAAAACCACACTCGACAGCGCGTTTGGTAACGTCACCTCAATGCTCGAAGGTAATAAAGTCAGCTGGAAAGCCTGGGGCGTCTCCGTGCTGCAGATCATCGAAAAGGTGGCCCTGCAGATGGCGGTCGTCAGCGCTATGGGTGGCGGTTCTTCAGGCTCTGGCATTCTTGGTTCACTGGTTGGCGGAGTTGCCAGCTATTTCGGCGGCGGAGCAGCAGGCGCAGCGGCCAGTACGGGCACTGCGGTTTCTAACTATGGCACTAACTTCCAGTTTAACGCTAAAGGTGGCGTTTACGACTCACCATCCCTGAGTGCTTTCAGTAATGGGATCGTCAGAAACCCTACCATGTTTGCTTTCGCAAAAGGCGGGGCCGGAATCATGGGTGAAGCTGGGCCGGAGGCAATCATGCCGCTGACCCGCGCGCCGGATGGTTCTCTCGGTGTCCGTGCTGTCGGCGGCGGTGGCGGCCAGGCGACTTCTTCCGCCCCTCAGGTCTATATCAACATCGATGGGAACGGCAACACGTCAACCCAAACCTCAGCGGGCCTGGAGCAATTCGGTGCGGAGATCGGCAAGTTTGTGGATCAGCGGTACAAACAGAATCTCATGCGTGATATCCGCCCCGGCGGTGATATCTGGAATGCGACACGAGGAGGCCGCTAACAATGGCTATCGAAACTTTCACCTGGTGCCCACGGATTAACGCTGAGGCTGATACAAATTTCCGCGTCAGGAAAGCGAAGTTTGGCGATGGATATGAGCAGGTTTCCGGGGATGGATTAAACCCCAAAAGCCAGCAATGGACGCTCAATTTCACTGGTAATGAAGCCTACATTTTAGCCATCAGAAACTTCCTCGACAGGCATAAAGGAACGAAAGCCTTTCAGTGGAAGCCCCCGCTTGAGCCTTTGGGTATGTATCGTTGTGAAACGTATAAACCCACCGGGCTGGGGGCGGGAAAATTTAATCTTGAAGTAACATTTATACAGGCATTCCGACCATGAGTCTTTCCGCAGATTTTCAGAAGCTTGAACCTGGCGATGTGGTCAGGCTTTTCGCCGTGGATGGCACGGCATTTGGTACCGGTGAAGTGCTGCGATTTCACAGTTACAGTCTCGCGCATACTGAAGCTGAAATTCTCGCAGCTGGCGGTGATGAAAATAAACTGCCTGCAAAATCAATCTGGTGGCAGGGTGAGGAGTACAAAGCCTGGCCATGCCAGATTGAGGGGATTGAAGCATCTACCAGTGGAAGCAGCGCGCAGCCAAAATTATCGGTGGCTAATCTTGACAGCTCTATCACTGCGCTTTGCCTGGCATACGATGACATGCTACAGGCAAAAGTCAGTATCCACGACACGCTGGCGCAGTATCTGGATGCCAGAAACTATCCGGAAGGTAATCCCTCAGCTGATCCGACACAGGAAAAACTGAAGGTCTTTTATATCGATGCTAAAGCTACTGAAACGAATGAGGTGGTTGAGTTCACGCTTTCCAGCCCTATGGATTTGCAGGGGCTTATGATCCCCACGCGGCAACTTCATTCGCTTTGCACCTGGTGTATTCGCAATAAATACCGCACCGGCGATGGCTGCGACTATGCGGGTACTCGCTATTTTGACAAAAACAATAATCCGGTGAGCGACCCTTCACTGGATGAATGCAACGGAACACTTTCTGCCTGCAAACTGCGTCATGGTGAAGGTAATGAGCTTCCATTCGGAGGCTTCCCCGGAACGTCATTAATCAGGAGCTGATATGCGTCAGAAAACAATTGATGCGATCATGGCGCACGCCGCAGCGGAATATCCTCGCGAGTGCTGCGGCGTGGTGGCGCAGAAAAGCCGGGTCGAGAAATATTTCCCCTGTCGCAACCTGTCATCAGAACCGACTGAACACTTTCACCTTTCACCGCAAGATTATGCTGCAGCAGAGGACTGGGGAACGGTGATCGCTATCGTTCACAGTCACCCTGACGCCACGACGCAACCGAGCGAACTGGACAAAGCGCAATGTGATGCCACGTTGCTGCCTTGGCACATTGTCAGCTGGCCGGAAGGAGACTTGCGCACCATTCAGCCGCGTGGAGAACTACCACTACTTGAGCGTCCGTTCGTGCTTGGTCATTTCGACTGCTGGGGGCTGGTTATGAGCTATTTCAGGCAGAACCACGGTATCGAGTTGAAAGATTACCGGGTCGATTATCCCTGGTGGGAAAACGACTATCCGGACAACTTTTACCAGGATTGCTGGTATGAATGCGGTTTCCGTGAATTCGACGGGCCACCGAAACCCGGCGATATGGTGATCATGCAGGTCCAGGCTGATAAGTGGAATCACGCGGGAATTCTGCTGGAGGGTAATATGCTGCTGCACCATCTTTATGGACACCTGAGTCAGCGCGTGCCGTATGGTGGCTACTGGCAGGAACGGACGATGAAGATTCTTAGGTATCATAATTTTATTTAACAGACCGTTACTGTTAATATCGTTCCGTACACAGCAAGGAGAACGATATGTATACAGTTGGTTTTGGTTGGGTCTTTATAGGTATTTTCATCGGTTTACTTCTCTGGTTCTTCATCAATCGTGCAAGTGTCAGAGCGAACAGACAGGTTGAATTACTTGAATCCATTGACCAGAAATTATCGAAAATATTAGATCCAAACTTCGATATAAATAATAAAGACCAGTCGAAAGAGAATTATCTTGAAGATGCAAGGAAAAAGGCTGGGCTTTAAGAGCTACTAATAAACCTCGCTACGGCGGGGTTTTTTATTGCCTGGAGAAAACATGCAAGAAGTCATGATGCAAATTGAACTCAGCGGAGTTCTTGGTAAAACATTTGGTAAAACTCATCATCGATTAATCAGCACTACTCATGAAGCATGTAGAGCCTTAGCTGCGACCATCAATGGTTTTGAACAGTTCATGAACACCAGTAAGCAACGCGGCTTAACCTATGCTATCTTTTGCGGAAATAAAAATATAGGCGAAGATAATTTAGGGTTTCCTGTTACCGGGGATGTAATTCGAATTGTTCCGGTGATTATCGGGAGTAAAAAGGCTGGTTTGCTACAGACAATCCTTGGTGCAGTGTTGGTTGTGGTTGGAACTATTACTTCCCCGTATGGTGGTGGCGTATTGATTGCACCTGGGGTTGCCCTTATGGCTGGTGGTGTTATCCAGATGCTTTCACCGCAGGCTGCCGGACTTTCCAGCAAACAAAGTGCAGATAACCGTGCCTCTTATGCGTTCGGTGGAGTAACCAACACTGCTGCACAGGGCTACCCGGTACCGCTTCTTTATGGCCGCAGGCGGATAGGCGGCGCGATTATTTCTGCCGGAATTTATGTCGAAGATCAGCAGTAGATAAAAAACCTTTTTTCAGGCCACCGTCGGGTAGCTTTTTTTATGGGCGCAATATGGCTACAGAAAAAGTGTTAAAGGGCCGCAAGGGCGGCAGCTCCAGTTCCCGCACTCCTACCGAACAGCCTGATGATCTGCAATCTGTCGCGAAGGCCAAAATTCTAGTTGCGCTTGGGGAAGGGGAGTTTTCAGGACAGCTAACCGGCAAAGATATCTACCTTGACGGAACGGCCCTGGAGAACGCTGACGGCTCACAAAACTTCAGCGGCGTGACGTGGGAGTTTCGCGCGGGAACTCAGGCACAAAAATATATTCAGGGTATTCCCGGTACCGAAAACGAAATCAGCGTGGGAACCGAGGTTTCAAGCGCTACAGCCTGGACGCGCACGTTTACCAATACGCAGCTTTCAGCGGTTCGTCTGCGCCTGAAATGGCCCTCGCTGTTCAAACAGGAGGATGACGGCGATCTGGTTGGTAATTCTGTCAATTATGCCATTGACATACAGACTGACGGCGGCACATGGACGACGGTGTTAAACACCAGTGTTACAGGTAAAACCACGTCCGGTTATGAGCGTAGCCACCGAATCTATTTACCTCAGGCTGGCAGCACCTGGACGATACGCCTGCGCAAGATTACCGCTGATGCAAACAGCGCAAAAATTGGCGACACCATGACGTTGCAGAGCTTCACAGAAGTGATCGACGCCAAGTTGCGCTACCCCAATACCG